GCGTCTCTAAGTTCTTCATAAGGAAGCCCTGTAAAACTTGAGATTTTTTTCGCTACCTGCGAGGCCTTCCACATTTGGGAGATGATTTGCTCATCTCGTTCTGATTTTTGCCTACGTGATTTACGACGTGATTGCTTATCTTGTTCTACAGTCATGCTTTTTCGATGGCTCCTATGATAAAATCTTTGAGTTGAGACTGAGCTAAAATACCGTCTATGTTTAATCCTAAGAGTTGAGCATCACGATCAAAAACAGCAAAGTTCGGGGTACCATCACATTCAATCTGGTCACAAAATGCCCAGTTATCTGATGTTACGTCCCATTCCCCAAATCCCACTGAATAATGTGGGTACTCTTCAGCGATTATGTTAGCCGTTTCTGCCCATACAGGTTTCATAGCATTGCATGCCGCGCAACCTGGTTGGTGAAAAAATACAACTCTATATTTAAATTGTTGATCTGTCATAATGATAAGTATTCCTGCAGGTAATACGTTATGTATTATACCATTAAAGATATTTTGTAGCGGATCCTTTGCTACTCCCCATTGTAGTATTGACTTTACCCACTTCACTAGAAAGCCTTCTAGATCCACCTCGGTAGAATGGGTCATGGACTAGGCGCGGTAATTGCTTTCTATCGCCTCCATGGACAGTTCTACCACCCATAATCTCATCTCGATAAACGGTCACCCCGTATACAAAAGCGTCTACAAAGTCGTCGTTTTTGATGAATGGGAAAGAGGTTAATTCCGCTGTTCTTTCCGCCAATGAAGGTAGGTTTTCGTAAAGAGAGACGATCCCATCCTCTACAAGTGGGGCAATTGCGTTTGCCCTAAGTACCTTGTCTTTATTAGGTACTAATTCTTTAATCGAGATATTAATGGTTCTCTTTAGAGTTTGAATCAAAGGGACTCCTTGAGCTCTACCCTCAATATATACACATCTTAGTTTCCAAGTTTTAACAAGTTGGGGAAAGATCTTTTCAAGATCTGGGAACTCCATTCGATCGAGGATATAGTGGATTAGATGAAGTTTACTTTCACGTTTGTCATATCCCCAGATACAAATTGCAGTATAGTCATTCATCCTATCGGCCTTATAGGCCGTGTCGATAGTGGCATAGATGTAGGAATATTTACTCTTATTCTTTGAATGATACCCAAACCAATGCTCTTTAAAGATTGCACCCTGCTCACCAGCTGGTCTGCCTTGGTATAAGGAATTAAAATCTCTATCGCCGATTGATTTCTTAATCGCCTCAAGGTTCTCCACAGGGAAAAACTGAGGCCAATGAGACTCACCCAATCTTCTCCCGAGAACATCGTTCTCTTCATCTGTGCATAGAGCAGGTACATTAAGCTCCTTCCAGCCTTCGGGGTCAGCCTTAAGCAATCTACCAATCACATCGTCTACATGAAAGCGGGTTCCCATGGAAATGATTCCATGGTTAGGAAGACCTCGGGTTAAGAACTGAGCCTGGGTCCAAGCAAATGTACTCTCCATGACCGTGGGTGAGTTACCATCAGCGAGAAGGTCATCTAGAATCCCAACTCCAGGGAGTTCACTGTCATCAATTACGCCAAAACCAAATCCGGTAACGTTACCCCCAGCCGATGCCATCTTAATCAGACCACCATTGTTGTTTCGGATGGCGCTTAGATTAGATTTATCTCTATCTACCTCGCATTCAGGAAAGAGCCATGCAAAACTCTCATGGGAGATGTACTCAATCACTGCCCTAGAGTTTTCGTTGGTGAGTTGGAGCGCATAAGAGCTCATGATGAATTGGGCAGTGGGGCTCCGACCCATTTGCCATGATGGAAAAACCTTGGAGATAAGCAAAGACTTCCCTGTTCTCGGAGGTAGGGAGATAGCACTTTGCTTATAATCCTTGTCTCCGTCTCCAATCTTTTGTAGAAAGTTACCGATTACCTCATGGACATGGAATGGTTGAAACTTTCCAGCAATAGGAACTTCTGATGTTATAAATCGGGCATATGTTAAGAAGTCTGTTCGGCATTTAAGCCTAAGAAGTTCTTGTTTGTCTGAAGGTGAAAGGGAAGAAATATTCCCTTCCATTTCTTTAACAATCTGCCTTTCCTTCGCGGCTTCTACCTTGTTCATAATTTATCTGGTCTAAGAGAGATGAGATTTGTTGTTGGTTATCTGGTGATAAGTCAGAGTTTGGCAGATCGAAATACTTAGTAGGTAGAGAATTGCCTAATAGAGACGATGGTTCTGGTGGTTCTGGCGAATTTATTTTTGCAGATAAAGAATCTTTAAGCACTTTATTCTTATCCCTTTTTGTCTTACATTTTCCAAATGTTGGTGGAAGATCTTTTGGTATTAATCCAAGAATAAAATCTGCTAGATCTATAAGGTCCTTTGACGGTTCTAAATCTTTCCATTCTGAGTGTGCTGTTTTAAGGAAATTATTTGTAATAAATAACGCTTCTTTTTTAGATGCAGAATTTAATTTCGCAATTTTAGTTATGTTTCTAAATACGTTGACTAAGCTATCTGTAGGGACTACACCTACCCTCCCGCCATCTTTTGTATGATCGAGTCTTTTTACATAGTTATATGTATCTTTAATAGCCTTTGATGTTTCAATAATACTAAGAAGTGTCTGAGAGAAGAAAGAAGTATTTCCTACCATTAACTTATTAATGAGTCGATATTGAGCATCTATAAGTTTTCTTTCGATGGACTCTACTTTTGTAATATTATTGTCCGTTTGCTTAAACGCCTTTTCTATTGCTTCAAAGGTATATGTTAATTCAGACCAAAGTTCCGGCCAATCGGCATGTTTAGCGCCCTCTATTCTATCGGCCATCTCAGAGAGTCTTTTAACCCCAGTAATTAATTGAGTTAGATCCCATTGATTTCCGCCGGAAGAACATAGATCTTCTCCTACTTTTGTTGGAATTAAATCAAGAATTTCTGATAAGGGATTGTTATTGTTATCTGTAGGATCTCCTTTAGGAGAATAAGAACTATTGCTAGTAGCAACAACGCTCCCACATGGATCAAGGAGTCTATTACCATCAGAATCTACTCCATGTTCTGTTTTTCTGCATTTAGGATCACAGGGGCAATCCAATCCACCCCCACCGAATAGTCCCCCAAGACCAGGAATCCCACCAAGGATAGATGAGACCGGATTAATACCGGTAAGAGCAGAAAATGCGCTCAGACCTAAACCTGCTGGTCCTAAGAATGATGTGAATTGTCCACCCAACCCAACTAACTGGAGCGCTGAGGTAGCTAATTGTGGTACACCCTGTAACCCACCAAGGTTAGGAATGCCCGGTAGATTAGCAAAATTAGTAACCATCTGAGCAATCTCACCCAAGTCCCCGCCAGAAAGTTTCCCTAAAATATCCCCAGAAACTAAGTCAGTAAGACCACCAATCCCACCTGCTGTAGAGATAATCTGATTAATAGAATCTGGTAGGGATTGATCCAATGCCCCAACGGCACTACCGATAATATTATTGATGGAGAGAGGTTGACCATTTAGGACATCTTTACCAATATCCCATACAGGAGATACGAATTGTGCTACCTCTGGAGGGAGTTGGGAAAGACCAAAAATTGCAGCACTATCAATGGCACCCAATGCTCCACCGGCCATATATGCTGAATATACTCCGGCCACCTGAGAAGGTAGGCCATTGAACGCTTGGTTGAAAGAGTTCTTGCCTATGATTTGCAGAGCAGAGTCAAGAGTATTATTTCGTATACCCCTAGCAAGTACATCCCCCGCTCCTCCAGCAGTACGAAGAATCGCTGCCAATTCATCATCAATAACACCACCTTTATTTATGGCGTTGGTTATCTGTGAAGTTAATGCGGCAATGGACTGATTGGAGTTGTTTGCAATCGCAATCTTCGCAAGGTTGCTAAGCATATCCGCCCCGTTAAATTGGCCTGGGAGAGCATTTGCTGCGATCATTGCGGCTTTGAGAGCTGGATCTGAAGCAATAGGTGCCACTGCACTTCCGGCAGCCTTTAAGATTTCTTTACCTGCTTTACCAACAAAATCTTGGGAGGATGGCGATGCTTTTTGCGTTAAAGCTTCAATGGGTTTCTTAGAGTCTAGAAATTCCTTTCTTGTTGGAGGTTTGTCAGCAGAATAGAATTCAATGGGTTTTCTAGATCCAGAACTTACCCACTTCATTTGTTTTTGGTATCTAAGACAAATTACTAGTTCCGAATCCAATCCCCAGTCAACCACGGTCTCCATACCATGGTTTTTTTCTGTGCATTTCGGAAGAGTTGTCCGAAATACCACTGGGGGTGAAGATACAGCTCCCCATGAGAAATCACCATTCTCATCCCTACGGCACATCAGCATCGTCGAGCGAAACTTCCGATCCTCCGCAAACTCTCTTATCTCCCCCTCAAGTGCCTGAGAGCATTTAGGCATTCCAGACTTTTTGGAAAGATTAGTATTTATCTGTGATTCCACCACCCCAGGATCAAATCCTTTCTCAACTAGTTTGCCGTGGGTAAGGGACTTCCATGCATAGATCGGATCCCCACCTTCTTGGGTATTATTTCTTCTGAGGCAAATAATAACGTCTTGATTTATCTCATTCTCAAGGAGATACATCCGTCCGGCATTGTCCTCATTACATCTCATACCGGGATCGGAGGCAATACTCCCTGCTTCCATCTGCTCACCAAGTACTGTAAGTTGGATAGGTGTACCTACACCATTCCCTCTAGGATCTTTATTAAATATCTGACTTACAAAAGCATCGTTAGTATTACCCCCGGCTTTGGAAAGGAGGCAAGGAGCACCTATATATTGCGAACTTAGTTGGCCCTTATGACTACCTTGTACATATACCCAGTCACTCGTAATCCCCGAGTAAAGTACCTTAACTCTCCCAAGTCTTTTAGGATCTGACACAGAGACAATAGTCCCAATCTCATTAAATGGATCACCAAAAGGCCCTCCTATAGCCTCCGAGGTGCGGAGGCTAAGTTCTTTCATTGTCTGTAGGTCGTCAAAAAATCCCATTATTGATTATATAGTCCGCGTGGATACATCTGTCCAAATGCTGGTCTTCTACCAGTTAACCAACCATCTATGGCTGGATTGGTTGAAATTGATATCTCTCTATTAATCTCTGGAGCAAATACTTTTTCAATGGAGTCAAATGTAGGAGAAACATTCCCTACAGATACTGGGGTACCATTTGATATTCCAGAATTGATTGTGCTCCCTAGTCCTAGGGATGAAAAATCTATATCCATCAGACAATCCTAGCACAGAATGCTATGCCTCTTGTAGCACTTCCTATCCCTGGTATGGAAATATTCTTAGTATAGGTAGAACTTACTACCTCATATTTTTCTGATGGCGAGATGGTAATTGTATCCCCAGTTCTAACATCGGTTTCCCCAGGACCGAAGGCAAATTGAATTAATGTGAAATCATTAGGAAGGTAATAAGGTTGTGGTACCCAAGATGAGCACATTGGTATTCCCCTAATAACCCTATAATAATCCGTAGTAGAATCATATTGATATTTACCAGGTCTAGATGCTATGCCATCAGATGCTGCTTTTCTGTAATAGATTACATTTGCTGGATTTTGAGAATTACCAGGTCTCTCCACTAGATCATTATATATATTATTTTGGTATCTTGTTGTAGTTCCCTCATTGCCTATAAAATACGTATCTCTTTCATATCCATATAGAGCCTCTCGAATTTTAGCACGAGAATCACTTCTATTATTTTCAGTATTACCGAAATAATAAGTTGACATTTGCCCTCTTGCATCAAGTATAATTTCTTCACCTCTAGAATTATTACTTGGATACACAAATGTCACTCCACCTTGGAATAATTTATTTAAGTCCCATATACCTTGGCCATGTTGAGTTCCTTTATGTAAGAAAAAGGTTCCATAGGTTTCTACATTTTCGTTCACTGTTTGGGTGAATTGAATAATAGCAAAATTTGTATCTTGGGGAGATTGTGCTCTATATACTCTTATAGAAAGCGGGTAAGAAGTTGGGTTAGTTCCTCTGCAAAATCCAACTCTTGTTACGTAACTATTTCCGATTAATTCAGTAGTAATAGATGGATAATTATAATTAATATCGTATCCAAAATACCCATTAAAATATCCTGGAGTATTCCATCTCCAGAAGTTATCACTAAATGAAGTATGATTTACCCTCCCAGGACCGGCATAAGTTAGATAGTCATACGAACTTCGTGTATTCGCAAAGATCCATTCAATTCCAGAATTAAAAACTAATTCAGTGGGATAATCTTGGATAATTTGAAAACTATAAAAGGTCCTCCCATATTTTTTATTAGAGTCATGGAGAAGATTTAATACTCCCCATCCCTCTGCTAAATTTTTCTGATAAAATTCTGTTCCTGCCCCAATATTTGTTACATGAAGAGTTGGATTAGTATCTGTTCTTGTTGCAGCAAATACGATATCATGCGTAGGTGAAGTACCTCCTATTGCTGTACCCGGTATAGTAAATACTTCTCCATTTGACCAACCAAAAGTATTCTCGGCGTTAATGATATTGACGTCACTAATTCTGCCATTTTCATTCCTATATACCCTGAATGTTGCCGCTGATCTAGATCCTGATGCAGGTATAGTACAGTCAAAATATATTCTATGGACTTGACCAGCCCACCAATTATTGTATTGGCCTCCAGTCAAATTGTATAAAGTAATACCACTGCAATAACTTCTATTAGGATTAATAGTAATCTTGCCTTTTCTATTCGGATTTGATCCAGATACATAGTAATACGTACCATTTAATACATTATTTGTATTCCACGTAATAGTCCCATTTGTAACACCTTGGGAACTAGGAACATTTAAAATGTTATTTTGTTCTAAGATAATAGTACCCGTGGATAAACCAGGGTCGGGAAATTGAGAATAGTCTCCGTCAATCTCGGTCCCTTCTACATATCCATTTGTATTTTCCCAAACAATATAAAAGGGATCATTTGGAGTAGCAATATTAAATGTAAGTATATCTCCTTGATTACAGACAATATCAATATTATTACCAGTTTGACTACCATCTCCGGCTGTTTGAGAAAAACTATAGACATTAGATGTAGAGTTTGTTACTGTCCAAGTTTTATCGTTCTTAGCAAGGGCATTAATTGCTGGAATTTGACCTGAATTATACCAGCCAGGACTTGTGCCAGAGTAATTAGGAGGGGTTATTGATTTTATTAATCCCGTCCTTGCAGTGCCACTATGCCAACCAAGATTAGCAAATACCTGCTCAAGAGACTCCATAACATTTTGACGTGTCCAGCCGGTATTTCCATTATTTACTTGTACAACTTGTTTAAAAATTGCCATTTTTGCATCTATTTAAAATAACTTTCAACCAACTCTAGGCCTCTAAGCGAAGGAGGGTTAAATCAACTATTATCTGTTGGGCTATTCCACTGCGATTTGTAACCGATACGTAAATATTATTTGTAAGAGGAGAGTCGTTATTAAATCCTATAGGAGCCGGGGTTAAGATCTTTGCGCCAGTTCCACGAATTTCTGCTATAACTCCGCTTCCTGGCATTGGATCATTACCCTCACTTCTTGTTCTATCAGCAATCATTGATGCCTGATCTACATATAATCTAACCCAGGCATCGGCATTAGTAGCTATCTTAAGAAGAGAGTAAGTTTTATACCCAGTAATTGTGACCTCTGCAAATCCATTATTACTTATATTTGGAGTAGTTACTGATGATACATTTCGTGTTTGAAGAGGAACTCCGCCATCCCCTGCCGCAACTGTAACAGTTCCATCTCCGCTAATGGATAGTCCAGATCCAATTTTAATACCACCAAGTGTACTATTAGAGGCAATCGGAAGAATATATCCTCCAGAAACCGCGCTAATAACGCCATTTACAATATTAATCGTAGAACCATCTACTTTAACTCCTCCAAGAACTGATGTTGATGCAATAGGAAGAGTATAAGCTGGTGGGATAGTTGGTTTGTTTAAGATCTCGGCTAGCCCAGACGTAGCATTCCAATCTGCATTTACTGGTGCTGTACTAGAGATTGTTATTTTCTTTTCTACTCCATCCCAAGCAACCGATGTTCCGTTCCCGCCAACAATCTCAAAAGTATCAGCATTCCCAGTAGAAGGGGTTAAGGAAATAATTGCCTGGTTAGTGGTTGTATTTGAAACGCCTAAGTCATATAATACAACCGTACCACCACCACCTCCGCCTCCGCCAGAAACAACAGAATTTAATTGTTTGTTTTGACTATCGTAAGTAAAGGTAATTCCAATATGAGTGCCAGAAGCGATAGCTGATGCCATGGCATCTTTTGCCATGTTATCGGTATACTGAGATACAGAGGATAAAGGCGCTCTAAATACGATGGTATTATCTCCGTCTCTCTCCACTACAAGACCATCAGCGCCTAGGAATTTAATATCATCAGCGACTGTAGAAGCGCCTGCAGCTGTTAATCTTAATTTGGCATCAAAATTACCATCACCGTCTACTGCTGAGATGGAGTAAGTTGTCCCTGTTAATATTAATATATTGTTATTATTTGTGACTGATATGCCAGTTCCAGTAGATACAGTAATTGAACTATTACCATCATTGCCTATTGATGAATTAAGATTAATAGTTCTTTGATTTACGTCAATATTTCCTATCCCGATTGAATAGGTCGTATCTGTATTAGGTTGAACATTATCAGCAAGTGCTAATTCTAGCCACTCATTACCATGGGCATAATATAACAATCCACCTTCTTGTGTATATGCTAATGCTCCCCCATATTGAGTCGGATTAGGGAAAGCATCAAATGTTTCATGGAAGAATGGTATGATACTTGATGTTTCGCTCGGAGTAACAATAGCACCTTCTGTTGTTAGTCCACCAACAAGATCAGATGACGGAGACCATGTATTTCCATTCCATTTCAGAACCTGACCTAAAGTGGGTGGGTTACTAGTATCTACATCCTCTAACGCATTAATTGAGATATTTTCTAAATCATTTTCCGTGATAGAGGACGGAGAATATCTTGTCCCATTCCATCTTAAAAATGGTGTATTTATCGATGGACTATCTTCAGAGACATCAGATAAATCCTTTAGTGTTCCAGGAATAGATGGTTTATTAGTTAGATTTTGATAATTACCATAAGCTGCCGGGGTTGGAATTGGATGATATTCAGTGCCATTATTTGTAAATTCCCAGATATTTATCTGCTCGTTCCATCTCAATTCAACATCATTTTGAGCGGATCTATTTATAATTACAGACGCATTTGAAACTGGTTGGATAGATATAGCAAAGGAAATATCAGTATTTGAACCATTTCCTTGAAAACTATTAGTTAATTGGATCTCATCTGCAGAGATAATACTCTGTATTTTAGTACCAGGAGGAAGGGTTAATGGTCCCCCATTTGAACTAATTTCTATAGGAACATTTACTGGAAGAATAAGAGCATTATCGATCCCAGTAATTCTATTTGAAAATGCCTGCGCATTTCCAATGAATTTACCTAATTGATCATTAAGAATAATTTCACTGGTACCTACGTTAAGAGTTTCAAAATTGTTAGAGATTGTAGTTCCAGTAACAACAAGATTACCAGTAATAGATAAGTTGTTAAGAGTTGTTGAGGAATTTTCCTCTACTAAATTTGTAGGAATTTGATCTAAATCTTCATACCTTAATCTTCTATTAATCCAAGCTGATTCACCAATAGTTCCTGTATGCACAAGAACATGACCTAACTGAGGTTGGACTATAGATACATTATTTAAATCCCCAATACTCGATACCAACTGGGGACGATTTGTTAAATCATTATATGAACCAGAAAACTCTGATCTGAGTATGCCATTAGTATCTATGCTGAGTCCTTCACCGACTATAATAGCCCCAGCGTTTTGTGTAGTTGCTTTGGGTAGACTTATAGAGTTTAATATATTTTGCTTTATTTGACCAAAAGATCCCTTCTTTGTTGTACCTTGAGGGGACGAGGATGTATCACTCTTATCTACAAAAACAAGAAGATCTAACTCTGAAAGAGTTGGTATTGAACTTAATTCTGAGATTTTCTTAGGTGAAGGTATCATTAGTTTTCGGAGATAATTGGATCACCATCTTCTGTAGTCAGGACGGTTCCATCCTCTAGCATTATCGCATAGGTTGATAATATACTTTCATCGAGTCGGAACTCTGGTTCGAAGAATCCATCTCCTACTGCCCATAAATCGGCAGATAAATAGGCATACTGAATCCTCTTATTAAGATTATCGGGTAACCAATTTTTAGAGATATAATCCACTCTGTCCCAAGACTTCCCGTCTCTATTGTAATAATATGGCACTCGAAAGAATACATTTTTGCTATCTTCAAGTGTGGTAACTCTCGATACCCCAGCAACAATCTGATTAGTAAAGTTATTAATCTTCAAATCATTACCCGAAGTTACATTACCATCGGGGTCTATAGTCTCCCCACCTACTTGGAGAATATCACTCTTATAAGGCCATAGAGGAGGTGCTGTTGTTTCAGCGTTTCTTAGACCATTTTTCGGTTTTATAACCAGGTCTCCATAGTAAGAAATGGTTGTAGATCCTGATTGTTTTGTTTTAGGTGTAATATTTACAATATCTAATTCATTCGCTGTATGAGATTTTAAATCAAATACAGAACTAAGAAAGGCGAATGCAAGCATACTTCCTTTTGCTTCCATAAGACCATTCCATTTACCATCATGGACTTTTAATGTATTTGTAAGAGTCTGCCGAAGTGTATATGAACTTTCTATAAAAGTTTTTTGAACAAAGTTATAAGTATTACTTATACTGAGACTAATAGGATCAAAAGCATAGATTTGTGTTTCATCTAGTGAAATCTTGAGGCTATTATCTTGGGTTAAATCAGTTGTCCAGAGATTACTCGTAGTGAAGGGGAATTTGTTGAGTGCCTCGCCTTTTGGAGTTTTAACTTCACCAATACCTGGAATGGTAAATGTTTTTTCATTGTCATACCATCCAAAGGCATTTTCGATCATTGCCACCTTAATTTTTCTTTCCCATCTACCGTCCCATAGGTCCCCAAATAGACCCACATGTTGCGCGAGCCAATCAAGAACTAATGGAGAACATGTCTCAAGATCGAGATAGTTCTGATAGAAAGATGCAATTTGGTCTTTCTTTGAGGAAAGAAACTCATCCACCCCACTTATTAACCATTGAGCTGGGGATTCATTTTCAGAGAATAATGGATCAGAACGATATGCCTCGGAAATACCAGGTAGTCTAGAGTACACTGGACGTGCTATATCACCCTTAGAGTATTCAAGTACTCCTCTCTTTAGAGAACTCTTTGCTACCTGGATTATATTATTAAAAAGTTCTTTTACTCTATTGTAAATAGTGACAATAAACTTAAAATTATCATGGACTCTTACTTCTTTATAGAGATATTCTTCCTCAATAATTAAAGCGCATTGCTCATACCACTCAGTAGGTAATGTGGAGAATATCTGTAACATCTCATTTTTAACTTCTTCTCTAACTCCATCTTCATAAAGAACTAAAGAAATGTACCCGTCCGACTTCTGGGGATAAAGGAGAGTCATAAACGATGAAATAAATCTATCTTTTCTGTTCTCAAGACCTATTATATTTGTCTCAGGAGGATTATTTATTGCATCTAATCTCTCATCAATCACTCTTATTGCCTGATCGATAAAATCTTCTGAAAAATAATATTTTGGAGGGAGGTAAATTTTTGAATACTTAGAAGCCGGAGCATCAATATCTAATGTTAATGGACCGGATTCAGTGAAGGTTATTGCTTTACCTCTAAGTACAGAATGAAGTGATACTTCTTTCTCTGCGTTTAAATAATATACCAAAGGAACATTAGAATTATATGTATTACTTGACTGATATTTCCATTTCTTATTTCTTACATAACTTAGTTTTCCAATAATACATTTACCAGGATTACAAAGAGTATCTTCCCCTTCACCGTCTTTACATATCAATCCTATTCTGGAGCAACTCTCCATTCCACCATGTTCTGTGCCACCAAGTGGATGTCCGTGGGCGTAGATAGGAAATCCACCAAGAGTTGGATCTTCTGAAATTACCTCGGTATCGGAATACGTATGTCCAATGTTTTTATATACAAATCCATCAAGAGTTAAATTGCCACTTTGAACCGAAATTACTCTATCTCTAGGAGAGTTGATATCTTTTGATTCAAAAACAATATTCCCTAACTTATGAGCAAATATTTTTTGCTTTTTTGTTCTATCAAACTCTAAGATAATATGAGCTGAAGAAAGGGAGGGATTATTTTTTCTTGATTGTATACTATCCCAAACTGATAGATTCATGGTGTATATAGATTGGTATAGGTATATGTGAGTGGGCTAAAATCGTTGATGGATGTAAATGTTATTTGGAGATTATACAACTTATATGAGATGATTCCAGAAGTGGGAACATATATCTCATTATCTGAATTTATTACGTCTATATATGAGTAGATACATTTACCCAATGATTCTGATTCTTCGCCAATAAACCCAGCGCAAAGTCCTTCGACATTGGCTGAATCTTTTAACATTAACTTTGTATCAAGTGTATTTATTGTCTTAACAAATGAGAATCCATAAAGTCTTCTTAAAAGATCTTGGTAGGATAGATTAGATCCCAGAGGGAGGTTTATTGGATTGATGTATTCTTGTAATGAAACAAGAATCTCATTAGATCTAGATTCTATATTTCCAGAAATTTCCGCCGGATCATAATAGACCTCAATTACCATATCAATAGGAATTATCTCTGGTGGTAATATGGAAATATTAGTGCCTAAAGTAACTCTATTTCTTACAGACTCGATAATATACTGGAGTGTTGTATCTGACAGTTGTTTTCCATTATCATCACCAGCGCATATGACTATATTCCCAGACAGAGCAGAAGAGAGTTGATACCTTTCTTCATATGTAAGAACTTTTATCAAGGATGCTTCTGGCGCTAGTACAGATACCTCATTCTGAAAGTCTAAAGCAGTAGTTAGATTTCTTCTGCTCAGAACTTCAAAGGCTCTTTTCTTCATCGAGTTAACAGACTCTAAGTCTTTGCCTCCAGTCGCAGCAGAGTTATTTCTTAGAAAATCTAACCCTACAAAACTTCTTTCAATTTTATTGATTTCTCCTGCTCCGACATTATATACCGACCCCCATTTCTCTGAGCGACAAATAGCAGTGATGGAATCTTCCGACTCAAGAATCCTTACTTCCTCAAGGAGGGTAAAACTAAGACCATTATTTGCATATACTCTAGTCCCAGATGGTATAATTACAACTCTATTATACCCAGGTACTTTATAAAAACTCACATCAACTAACGCCCTTGCTCCTATCCTTCTTTGAATGCCTAATTGTCTTAACCATTG